GTCGATGAAGGTATTGATATATCTGGTCTTAGAACTACGACAGATACAAACCCTTTGTTGTTAGCAAACTTAGAACCAGGTATTAAATTTGATCCAACACAACAATCGGTATACTCAGATTTATTAAGTTACTTTTCTGGTGGATTGCCCATGATAGAAACACCGACTGCATCAAACATAAACATACCTTTACCAGGTGGAGGCGATTCAGGCGGTGGGGGAACTGTGTCTGCTACCATTAAAGAGTCTGATACAGGTTCTGTTAACACACCAACCACAACTCCACCTTTTGTAGAAACATCACCCAATGTTTTATCAGCAACAGATCCAGTGACAGGTCAAGCCACGTCAGGAAATATAGTAGATCCTAAAACTGGAGATGTATTCGCACCAGGAGATTATTCTGATGTTGCAAGAACTCTAGCTGATCCAAGAGAAAAAATAGATTTTACACCAGAAGAGCAAAGCACTATTCAAAGAATAATAGGTGCAGCAGGAAGCGATGTACAAAATGCATTATCTGAATTAGGAAAAATACCAGGAGCGGTGGTAGACTCAGCAAAGAAAACAGTCAAAGTATTTGGTAAGACATTAGATGTCGGTAAAACAATTGCATCAGCAGCAATAAACACAGCAGCAGGTTTTCCTATAACATTAGTTGGTCAAGCTGTAGGAGCAGTATTACCTGATAGAGATCCTAGACAAAATGCTTTAGAAGATTTTTATGGTGATCAATTTGGTTTAACAACTGCAGGCACAATTGCAAGTGGTGTCATGAAAGGTTATAATCCTGTATCAGGTGGTTTTCTTAATACTATAACAGGAGGAAAAGTAGGAGATCCTGTAAATTATGGATTACAGAGAACTTACGACAAAAGAATAGAAGATATTAGTGAAACATTAGCTGACAAATACGGTTTTACAGATTCAGAAATAAAGCAAGTTAAGGCAGGAACTTATACTGGTGATAAAGGTGTCATGACGTTTGATCCTTTAGGAAGAAAAACTAATCTTATAGATGACTTAGCTGAAATAGTAGATTTAAAAAATAAAGAGGCAGCTGTATTAGATGATGCTACAGATGCTACTATAGGTAAAATGTTTACAACTTTACCAGACAGGGACACTGTTACTCAAACTGATACAACTAGAGTTAATCCTTTTCAAGATATAGACACAGGAGTTGATGACTTTACTACAGCAACTTCTCCAGTTGAGGATTTTGGTCTTATTACAAGATTACCAGAAAGTGTTGCAAGAGGTGGTGGAGCTGATTCAATATCTGAGTTTCCATTTACCGTGGATGATTTAGATTTAATAGAGGGTCAAGAGGCTTCCGCAGGAAACATTATGACTGATGCATCTATTGTTGATCAACCCATATCTATATCAGAAACTTTACCAGAGGGTGCATCTAAAACAGGGACTCCAATAGATTCATTAAATCCTATTAACAGACAACAACACTTTGACAATGTTGAAAAATTAAAAGATGCTGTTAGAGAGGGAGAGATAACTGAAGAAGAATATAATGTTATAAGTGCTTTTGATGCCAGAAAAACAATGGGATTAAAAACTGTTGATGGTTTAGCGGCTGCTTTAGGCTATCAAGGACTTCAAGCGGCTGTTGGAGATCAAAGTTTTGGAGAGTTTGTAGGTGATACAGCATTAAATCTTCAAGGTGTTTCAGGAAACGTGTCCCCAGAATTACAAGTTAAGTATCAAGAAATTGTTACCGGACAAAAAATATACAGAGACCCTATTTTAGGTATGGTTCAAGAACCAGAGACAGGCACTTTAGCAGGTGAGCCAGACTTACCTGGCATAGGAGGAGAGGCCGATATAGACTTAATAGGTGAACCAGATATCGTAGATACACCAATATCAGACATGCCTGATGATGCAGGAATGCCAGAGGCACCAACCCCAGACATACCAGATAGAGGTAGAGGAACTATACCTCCTTCACCTCCACCTAGAGATGATGATGCAGGAATGCCAGAAGCACCAACTCCATCTCCTGGATTTACAGCTCCAACTAAACAAGGTCAAAGCCCTAGAGGCAGCGATTCTGGTGGTGGCGGAGGTGGTCCTAAAGGCTGTGTAATTGCAACCCATGCTGTTAACTCTGGTGCATTTACAAAAGATACAAAAAGAGAGGCTGTTCGTTGGTGTGTTAAAAACTTACATAGAACATGGTGGGGTGAAGCTGTAAGAAGAGGATACAGATACTATGGTCAAAAAGCTATTGATGAGGGTAAAGCTAAAAATCACTACCAAGAATTTAAAGACTACGTTGCATTTGGCACAGGAAAAAGAAGAACATTAAAAACTGCATATACTTTTATATACAGAACAGTTCAATTTTTTGTTAAAGGATTGTTTAGTGCCAAAAGATAATGCATTACAAAGAATAGAGTCACATGAAAAGCTTTGCAGAATAATGCAAAAGCAGACGTACGACCGCATGCAACAATTACAAGGTCAGATAACTAGAATAGAGAGAATATTACTTGTATCCATGGGTGCAGTCATGAGTGGCATGGGTGGTGTCATAGTAGTTCTATTACAAAAACTTTAAATCCAAGCTTTTAATTCTTCACCCATAACCTGACTTGCGATATTAATTTTTTTACGAAGAGCTTTTACTATTCTTTCATCAACTGTATCCTCACAAATAATATCAATATAAGTCATGGGTTTTGTTTGACCTATACGATCTATTCTTGCCTCTGACTGTTGACGTTTCTCAAGATCATAACCATTAGAATAATAAATCATGTTACTAGCAGCTGTAAGTGTAATACCATATCCACCTGTTTGTGGTGTTCCAATAAAAAATCTACATGTATCATCTTCTTGAAAACGTTTTATATTTTGTTGTCTCTCATCTTGTGGTGTCAAACCATAATAATCCACAAAACAATTAGGATCATCAAACTCTTTAACTATGGCCTTTATAATTTGTTTCACGTCACTTTGCCAATGTGACCAAATTATGACCTTACCCTCTAGTTCGTTTAATACATTTATTAATTCATCCATTCTATTGCTTTTTATCTCCTGTGTAGTGCCATCATCTGCCTTAAAATGGCCACAAGTGATTTGCTGCAGTCTCATTAACTGAGTTAAAGCATTTGCTGTGGTAATCATTTTACCGTTCATGATAGCTAAGGCCTCTTTTTTCATCTGTTCATAAACCTTAAATTGATCGGGAGTTAGTTGCACAAATCTTTTCATAAATGTAGTTTTAGGTAAATCTAAGCATTCATCTTTTAAAACACGTTCTGAGAAACCTTTTAGTTTTTCTGACAACTCACCTAAATTTTTATAGCCAACAGGTATCTCTACAGCTCTAATACCAAAGTTAACTTTCTTCATGATGGCATATCTAGTCCTAAAAGAATAATAAGACTCATGCTCTAATAACCAAGGATCAAGAAACTCACACTGTTTGTATAGATCTAGTGGTGACTTTGTAACCGGTGATCCTGTTAATATTCTTTTGTATTGTGCATGTTTACCAAGAGCCACAATATTTTTTGTTCTCTTAGCTGTTGGATTTTTTATAGTTGTAGACTCATCTATGGCCATCATGGTTCTGTGTGAGTTTAAAAACCTTGCCGCAAAATCGACACCTTTCTTAGTAGATAAAGACTCAACATTCATAATTAATATGTGTAAATCAACGCTTGGTTTAAACAATGTGTTCAAAGTTTGTTGCTGTTGTTTCGTAATTAAGGCTTTCCACAACACCATATTTTTTTCTATATGATCTGGTAAATGCGTTGGTATTTCTGAGCTATACCAGTTCTTGTACACACCTTTCGGTGCCACAATTAAGACACCATTAATCTTACCTTTGTCATAAAGCATAGCTACATTATCTATTAAAACTTTAGATTTACCTGTGCCCATTTCCATAAAATATGCAAAACATCTACTATCCCAAGACCTTTCTAATGCCTTAAGTTGATGTGCATATGGCTTAGTTTTAAATTTATAATTCAATTTTTTCTCCTGTATTGGTTGACATATAATCCATGGTAATCTATATGTCAATCCATGAAAGAAAGTATAGTATACATAATACAGGAAATACCAGGCACTAAAGAAGGAAACCCAAAAATAAATATTATGGGTGCAAGTAAATATGGTAAGTTTGAATTTTTATTACCAGAGTCTTCACAAATAATATTTTCACCGGGCCCTTTAGTTTTTAAATTAAAATCTTTACTAAAAAATTTTACTAGAGATGATTATTTATTATTAACAGGTGATCCTGCTATAATTGGTGTAGCATGTTCTATAGTTTCTGACATGACTAATGGTAAATACAATTTACTAAAATGGGATAAACAAGAAAGAACTTACTATCCTATTGAAATAAACTTATACGAGAAAGGTAATACAGATGAGTAACTTACAAAAGATGTTTATAGAGGATGCACCTCAACAAGTAAACGACATCACAAATCCAGAAACATTATCTGGTCATGTTCTAGAACTACAAAAACTAGAAGATGAAATAAAAATGGATGAAGAAAGATTAGCTTCAAAAAAAGCAGAAGCAGATAAATTATCACAACAGGTCATACCTGAGATAATGGAGTCCATGAACCTTAAGACAATGAAACTGAAAGATGGATCAGCGATTGAGGTTAAAGAGATTTACAGCGCAACCATACCTGTTGCTAAGAAAGGTGGCGCTTATAACTGGCTTCGAGAGAACGGCCATGGTGATCTTATTAAAAATGAGATTATTGTTTCCTTTGGTCGTAACGAAGATAACAAGGCGCGTGAATACGCTAACCTTGCCGAGAGTAATGGGTTTCAGCCTGAACAGAAACTAAAGGTTGAGCCCATGACTCTCAAAGCACTATACAGAGAGTTAGTCGAGAAGAATAAAGACTTACCCTCTGAACACTTTAATTTGTTTAAAGGAAACAAAACAAAAATTACGAGGAGTAAATAAATATGACGCAAGAGACAAGAGACGTTGTGAAAAAGCAAAGCGGTCAAGTAGCGACTTTGGACTTTGTTAAAGACTCAGGCATGGGGCTTGAGAATATTGACAAAGAGGATTTAGCGCTACCTTTTTTGAAGCTGTTACAAGCAGGTTCATTTGAGACTAAAAAGAAACATGCAAAGTATGTTGAAGGTGCAGAGCCTGGTATGTTTTATAATACTGTCACAAAAAAATTATATGATGGTGAGAAAGGTATAGAAGTTATACCTGTGTATTATAAGATGAGTTATCCAGAGTGGGCACCTTTTGAAAAAGCAGAGGGTAGACCTATCCATCCAGATAGAGGCCCAGAGGTCATGTCACAAACAAAACAAGACAGCAGAAACAAAGATTTACTGCCTAATGGTAATGAGATCATTAAGACAGCAAATCATTTCGTTGTTGTCTTAGGTGATAGACCAGAGAAAGCTTTGATGACTATGAAGACCACACAGTTAAAAACAAGCAGACAATGGAACTCGCTCATTGAAAATGAGTTTGAGACAGATCCTAGCACTGGTAAATCAGTGCCTGCTCCTAGGTTTTCTAGAATCTATAAGCTTACATCTGTTGAAAATTCAGGCAGTTTTACTTGGCATGGATATAGTGTAAATCTATTACGAAAGGTAGATAACACTTCTCTTTATCAAATGGCTAGAGAATTCTATGGTTCTTTGAAAAGAAGTCAGGTTAATGCCGAATCTTCGCCACAAGAAGAATCTAACTACTAATTCTTTCTAAAGAAAGAGTGGGGCGGTAAAGGGAGACTGGAGCCGCCCCCCGCGGGATCTTATGGTTGATGATTTTATAGAACTGTTTACAGGATACCAAGGTGATTTTGGTATAGCGGACATGTCATCAGCAGAGTTAGACGAAGAGAAAAATAAACTCAAACCAAATTATGAATGGGCAGGAAGGCCAATAACACAAGGTGATTATAAGGATCACGTTCAAGGCAAGATATCTATTGGCATACAACCATGTAGACTAGACAAGACAGCTAGTTTTGGTTGTATAGATATAGACCCAAAAAATTATTCAACATTTAAAATAGAAAATTATTTAGCATTATTTCAACAATATAAACTACCCTTGATACCTTTATTATCAAAGAGTGGTGGTTTACATTGTTATTTATTTTTAAAAGAACCAATACCAACAATTGACTTAATATCGGCATTAAAGTCTTTTTTATTGCCTCTTGGTTTAGATCCAACCACTGAGGTTTTTCCTAAACAGAAAGAACTAAAGGAAGACGACAAAGGCGACATCAAACCAGGTAATTTTATAAACTTACCTTATTACAATAATGGTCATACACATAGATATGCTGTTGATAAAGATAATAATAAATTAGATCTAAATAAATTTGTAGAGTTTGCAAAACAAAATAGAGTTGGCAAGGATGAATTAGATAAATTAGTTACAAACACTTACAAAAATATTTTAGTAGGAACTAATGAAGAGTTTGAAGATGGCCCTCCATGTTTAGCTTTGTGTTCAAAAAGAAAGTTAGATGATGGTAGAGATAGATTCATGTATAATTACATGGTCTTTGCTAAAAAGAAGTACAAAGATAAATGGCCTGATCATGTAGCTAATGCTAATTATAATTATTTAGAGACACCTTGGGATAAATCTAAATTAGACAGTAAGATAACTGCATGGAAAAAAGATACTGCAGGTCATACCTGTTATGAAGATCCTATACATAGTAAGTGTATGCGTAGTCTTTGTTATTCTAGACCGTTTGGTGTTAAGTCAGATAGCATAACTATGTTTCCAGACATTACGGATTTTGAAATAATCATGTACGCAGAACCTGAGTACAGGTTTAACGTATCATTACCAGATGGCACTAAGGCGGGAGTAGTAGCAGGCAACAGGCGACTTATAACTAAACAGACTGAGTTATTAGACCTAATATGGGAGCAGACAGGCATATATCATGAGCCGTTAAAACCTAAAGACTTTAGAGCAAAGCTGACAGATATTAGAAAGAACTCTGTTATGATATCACCACCTGCAGGCACACAAATAGAGGATAGATTAACAGAAGAATTATTTCAATATTGTGTTAACGGGCCTAGGGCAAAAGAGAGAATACAAATAAATAGTGGTGCATGTTTAACAGAAGAGGGCTTTCATTACTTTAAATTTAGCTCTTTCATAGATCATTTAGGTTCTAGTTGGAAAATACCAGAGGAAAGAATAGCGCAAAAATTAAAAGATAAATGTGATGTTGAGTTTAATCATTCATTAAATGTTGACGGTAAAACTCACAAAGTTTGTAGGGTAAAACAGCTTCACATAGATAAAATAGAATATAAACCAGTTAAAAGAAAAGAGAGTAATTATTAGTGAGATATAAAGTAGTAGGGCCACCAGGGACAGGTAAGACTAGAAGATTACTTAATAATGTTCAAAGATACACTGATATAGGTGTACCCATAAGTAAGATAGGTTACTTTGCTTTTACCAGAAAAGCTGCAAATGAAGCAAGAGATAGGTTTTTAAAGATTAGAACAGATTTAACAAAAAAAGATGTAAAATATTTTCAAACATTACACTCACTAGCTTTCAATAGACTAGGTCTTAAAGAAGAAAACGTCATGCAAGAATTAAATTATAAAGCCATTGGTGAGACTTGTGGAATACAAATAAGATATGCATCTTACGAGACAAATAATTGGAACGGTATATTTTCTTCTAATAGTGAATACTTAACCATGATTAATTTAGCTAGAGTTAGACAGATATCAGTAACAGATCAATTAGATAGAAATGAACATTTATCTAGAATAGAAAGAGATAAGTTAGAGGCGATAGAAAAAGAGATAAATAATTATAAAAAAGTTTATGGCCTAATTGATTTTACGGACATGATACAAAAGTTTTTAGATAAAGATGTTGTGCCAGATTTAGATGTTATATTTGTAGATGAAGCACAAGACCTGTCTTTAATACAGTGGTCTATGATAAATAAAATAGAACAAGACACTAAATGTGATGTTTGGATAGCAGGAGATGATGATCAAGCTATATTTGGTTGGGCAGGTGCAGATGTTGACTCCTTTATAAATTATGAAGCAGAGGAGATACCCTTAAAACAGTCAGAAAGAGTGCCGACTAGTATACAGAAAATGGCGCTGAATGTCATTGAAAGAATACAAGAAAATAGGATTGACAAAGAATATTTTCCAAAGTCTGAATCTGGTGAAATATTTGAAAGATATAAACTAACAGACATTGACATGTCAACAGGCGACTGGTTAATATTAACTAGAACTAAATCGATATTAAAGAGCATACCAACATACTTAAAAAAGAAAGGATATTTTTTTGAAACAGCACAGGGCAATAGCATTGGTAAAAGTTTATACGAAGATACGAAGCACTGGTACAACTTACAGAAAAAAATAAGTATACCTGACATACACTTACAAAGAGTCAAAGAAAGAATAAAAGGTTCAATGAACTTATCTTTAAAATGGTATGATGCTTTTAATAATGTAAGCGAGAGTCAAATAACTTACATGAGATTGTTACTGTTAAATAATGAGGATCCAACGGGAACACCTAGAATAAAAGTTTCTACAATACATGGAGCTAAGGGTGGTGAGGCCACGAACGTAGTATTGTTTTTAAATGAAACAGAGAATACAGTTAAAGGTGCAAGAAAGTCTATTGCTAAACGTGATGAAGAATACAGAGTTTGGTATGTAGGATTAACTAGATCCATGAAAAATTTATATTTAATAAAATCAAAAAATAAATCAAAGGAGTTTAAAATATGAAAAAAAATAGAATGATAGACGATACACCAGAAAGAGAAGATCCATACTTAAAACAAGTTTCGGGCACACACTATATGTATATGGAGATACAGCCGGCAGAGTTTGTAAACAAGAATAAATTGCTTTTTGCAGAGGGCAATGCAATAAAATACATATGTAGACATTCTCAGAAAGGTGGAGTGGAAGATATAGATAAAGCCATACATTATTTAGAGATGATTAAGGAAAGAGATTATAAATGATATTCAAAGCGCAAACCGAGTGGGTTAAACCCACAGAGTTTCCAGATCTTAGATTTTGTAATGAGATTGCAATAGATTTAGAAA